GCTCAATTCAAGCGCTGGAGCGCCTGACGGTATTAACACGGAATCGGAATGGGCTGCGATCCTAGAAACGCGAACAACAACCGCCCATACGAACTCCAGCGAGGCCATCATGAATGGTGTTTCTCGTGATGCCAAGTACGGCACCACGCGCAGCGATGCTGCGTCTGTGCACGAGTTCGTAAAGGGATTCCAGGCCGCTGAGTCGGCCAAGGTCGTCAAGCCTCTCCTGGGTGCTGCCGCTGGTGGCATCCTCGCCTACACGGCGTACTGGTCCCGAGGTAAGCGATGACCTGGCTCCTCAACGAGGACGCGGGCCTGAAGAAGAAGTTCGCCGGACTGACGGTCTCCGATGTCAACTCGCCGACCCGCCCCGTGCTGGTCCGCTTCCGGCTTCCGGAGAACGAGTTCAAGGACATGACCTTCCCCGCCGTCGTCATCGACCACGGTGGGATCTCGAAGGCTGACGACCGGGAGCACCGGGGGAGCGCGCTGCTTCCCTACGCGCCCGAGGGTCAGCCCAAGTGGGCCGACTACGAGAACCCTGCGGCCTCGCCGTACTGGCTCAACGAGTGGCCGATCCCCTACGACCTGGACTACACGATCACCGTGTACTCGCGGCAGGCCCTGCACTCGCGCGCTCTAGTCGCTGCGCTGGCCCAGCCGGACCGGATCCCCGCTCGCTTCGGCTACGTGGAGATCCCCCAAGACGGAACCATCCGCAGGCTCGACCTGATGGGTGGCCCAGAGCCCGACGAAGCCAGGGACGCGGACGGCAAGCGGCTGTTCAAGAACGTCTACATGGTTCGCGTCTCGTCCGAACTTCTGCCCTCGCAGGTGGAGGCCGTCACCCGTGTTCTCGAAGACGGCGTGCAGTTGGACGTGGAGTACGACCCGGTCCTATCTGACGCATAACCCGACTACGCATCCGGCACACCAGGACAGAACAACCAAGGAGAAACGATGGCTTACAAGCGCCCCGGCACGTACATCGAGGAGTCCCTGACCCCTCTCGCTGCGGCTTCCGCCGACCCCGGTGACGCCTCTGCGGCGTTCGTCGGAGTCCTCGCGCAGGGCCCGACCCGACCGACCAAGATCTCGTCTTGGTCGCAGTTCACCGCGTTCTACGGCGGGTTCGGCGATGGCCGCAACCTGATGCCGTTCGCGGTCTACCAGTACTTCAACAACGGGGGTCGCGCGGCTTGGATCGTGCGCGCTCTCGCTTCCGACGCGGTGAAGGCCTCCGTGACCCTCCAGGACCGGGCCACCGTGGCTGCGGACACCCTGAAGATCACGGCGATCTCGGGCGGCGTGTGGGGCAACGACCTCAACGTCAGCGTCATCGACCCCGGCACCGGCACCGGTCGCTTCTCCCTGGTCGTCTTCAAGGGCGGCACGGCAGAGATCAACGCCGTCGAGCGCTGGAACGACCTGAGCATGGACCCGTCCTCCAGCCGCTACGCGCTGAACCTCGTGAACAGCCCGGTCTCGGGTTCCACGAAGATCCGGATCACCAACCTGCACGCGTCGTCCGCGTACGACTCGACGCAGACCCCGGCGCTGGCTGCCAACACGGTTCTCGCTGCTGGTTCGGATGGCGTGGCCACTGCCGACCTGGCTGCGGCTGCTGCGACCCTGGAGACGGAGACGCAGGACGTCCTCGTCGTCAACCTGCCCGGCGTCACCGACTCGACGAAGTTGTCGCCGGTCATCACCTGGGCTGAGACCCTGGGGCGCGCGTTCGTCGTCGTCGACCTCCCGCAGGCGCTGTCCGGGGACACCTCGGCGCAGACGCAGACGGCGTGGCTGTCGGCCACGACCGGCCTCCCGGTCTCCTCGCACGTCGCGGCCTACGGCCCGTGGCTGCGCGTGGACGACCCTGCCAGCCTCGTGAGCGGCTCCGTGCGGGTTCTCCCGCCCGGCGGCTCGGTCCTGGGCCAGTACTCGCGCATCGACGCCTCCACGGGCGTGCAGAAGCCCCCGGCGGGCCTCGACACCGTTCTGCGTGGCGTGCTCGACCTGGACACGCGGTTCAAGGGCAGCGAGTTGGACGCCCTGTACGACAAGGGCATCAACGTCATCCAGGCTCAGCCGGGTGCGGGCATCGTCATCTGGGGCGCTCGGACCCTGAAGCCGGGCAACCCCGACCGGTACATCTCGGTCCGCCGGTCCCTGATCATGATCAAGAAGGCGCTGGTGGACAACACCCGCTTCGCCATCTTCGAGCCGAACAACGAGGCCCTCTGGTCTCGCATCGAGGCGATCATCTCGCAGTACCTGCTCACGCTTCAGCAGTCCGGCGTTCTGAAGGGCTCCACGCCCGACTAGGCTTACTTCGTGAAGGGCGCCGCCGAGAACAACTCCCCGGCAACGGCCCAGCAGGGCATCGTCAACATCGAGGTCGGAGTGGCTCTGTCCAGCCCCGCCGAGTTCGTCATCATCAAGATCGGTCAGTTCGAGGGCGGCTCCGCTGCCTCCGAGACGACCGAGATCGCCTGAGAGAGGTAGACCATGGGCGCTTCGGTCGCACAGTCCATCGCACACCTGAAGACGGACCCGCTCCGTAACTTCAAGTTCCACGTGGACATCCACGACGGCACGGGCAAGATCCCGCTGAACATGGGCTTCATGTCGGTGTCGGGTCTGAACATCACCACTGAGGTGATTCCGTACCGTCAGGGTGGCCACAACACGACCACGCAGAAGATGCCGGGGCAGAGCGACTTCGCCCCGCTGACCCTGTCCAAGGGCCTCGCCGTCGGCGACGCTGGCCCGATGGACTGGATGCGTGAGTTGTTCACGGTCATGCAGGGCACGGGGACCGGCAAGCCCGGTCACCAGTTCCGGCACACCATCGACATCAAGGTGCTCGATCACCCCGTCACCAGCACCACCAACGTGCCGGTGAAGGCGATCTTCCGGGTCTACAACGCGTGGCCGACCGCCATTGCGTTCTCCGACCTGGACGCGGGCGCGAATGCCATTGTGGTTCAGCAGATGACGCTGGCTCACGAGGGCTGGGAGATGAAGTTGGCTAAGAACATCGGCACGGAGTCTGTTAAGTTCTAAGGGCTCCCAAAACCGGTTCTTACAAGGAGAATTACTCGTGGCATCTGACGGTTTCGTAAACCCCATGGAGAACGCCGACGCGGCGAATGCTCAACTCGACGCGTTCTTCAAGGAAGACGTCACGGTGGATCTCCCCGTGATCAGCCCCCCGGCGGACAACATCGTTCCTCTGCCGGGGGGCCTGGTCCGTTCCAAGTACGGTGAGCAGCCCGTGCTCCTGGCTCGCGAGGCTGAGGTTCGCGAGTTGAACGGGGCCGACGAAGAGGCCATCTACAAGGTCCGTCGCAACCCCTACCGGCTGATCAGCACCCTGCTCACCAACGGCACGGTCATGCTCGGGGACCATCATCCCAACGCGGACATGCTGAAGAACCTGCTCATCGGCGACCGCGACGCGATCATCCTCGGCATCCGCCGTGCGACGTTCGGCGACGAGGTCGAGTTGGGCGAGTTCATCTGCCCCGGCTGCGAGGAGAACCTGGGCGACCTCAAGGTCACCCTCGACGACATCCCCGTGAAGACGCTGGACGACCCGCTGGCCGACACGCAGTTCAAGGTCGACCTGTGGAAGGGCGGGCACGCCAAGGTGCGCCTGCCGAACGGCCACGACCAGGAGGCCGTCGCGGCGCTGGACCTCGCGAACGAGTCCGAGGTCAACACCATGATGCTCTCGCGCTGCGTCCTGTCGATCACGAAGGCCGACGGAACCGAGAACGTGACCGCGAACAACGCGGCTGCTGTGAACGCTCTGGGCGTCAAGGACCGCAAGGCGATCCTCGCTCAGATTAACGACCGTCAGCCCGGCCCTCGGTACGATGAGGTGAAGTTCACGCACGATTCGTGCGGGAAGGAGACCCCGCTGTTCTTGACAGTTGGGGATCTGTTTCGCGAACTCTGATTACTACTCCACGTATCACGATTACGAAGCACTCTCCGTCATAAGTCCCGGCTGGTCCCTCAGCGCTATACGCCGGTTGTCTGTACGAGAACGTCGTCATTGGAAGCGGTTCTTCCAAGCGACTCATGCGATGAGAAGGCAACAGGATGGCTGAGGAAAACGCGCGCGGATTGACGGGGCTGCTTGGTACAGCCTCCCTTCAGCGTGCCATCGACGGGTTCACCAAGGGCATCTCCTCGCTGGACGCTGTCGTCTCGAAGATGCACGGCGGGCAGTACACCTCCTCGACGTCCCAGGGCGCTGCCCAGTGGACCAACGGCCCCCGCTCGCAGGGTGGCGGCGCGGCCAACAACGGTGGCGGTGCCTCGTTCGGTGGCAAGCCTGGCTCGGCGTACGACGCCGTCCTGCTTGGTGGTGGCGGTAGCCAGGGCGGTGGCGCTGGGAACAACGGCGGTCGCAAGGGTCACCTAGGCGCAGCCACGTTCGGTGCCCTGGCTGGCGCTGGCATGAACAACATGGCCAACCAGACCACCCGCGACTACGTCTCCAACTACGCGCGGCAGTACACCAACGCGGGCCTGACCCCGACCGCGCGCTCGATCATGGGCAACTCCGTCGTCGGCAACGACTCGGCGGACCGCTCTGGCGCGGCCATGATCCAGTTGCAGAACATGGGTGCCACGGCGGGCTCGGCTCGCTGGAACGCTGCCAAGGCGTCATACGGCCAGTTCGGCATCCTGAACCCGTCGATGTCCGGCACCCAGGTCGCCCAGATGCAGTCCGACTACACCTCGGGCGCGTCGTACAACGGCCTCCAGATGTACGGCATCCGGACGATCTCCGGTGGCCAGCGCGCGAGCATGGGCTCCATCGCGTCGCAGTTCGCGAGCCGCACCGGCATCAACGCGAACATGAAGATGAACAGCAGCCAGATGGCTGCCACCTTCGACAGCAACACCTCGGGCTACAACCAGTCCCTGGCCGCTGCTGTGCGCTCGGGCTCGCTGACGCAGGACCAGGCCGACGGCCAGCGCTCGTACGCCCGCAACCGCGCCATCGCCGTCCAGAACGGCATGAGTGCGACCGACTTCGAGAAGTACTCCACGGCTGCGGCTGGCACGGACAAGGCTGGCCGCGAGGCTCGCAAGATGCTCAACAGCCACGGCCACATCACCGACACGATGCTCCAGTCGCAGAAGAGCCGGATCGGCAACCAGGAGGACGTCCAGAACAACCTCCTCGGTGGCTTCAGCGGCGCGGTGAAGAACACCAACGCTGCGCTCGACGAGATGACCCGGCTGCTCCAGGGCCTCACCCACGGCCCGCTCGGTGCCCTGCTCGGCGGTGCCCAGGGCGGTGCTGCCAACCTGGCCGGTCCGGTCGGCATGGCCGCTGGCCTGATGCACATGCGCGGCGCTGGCCGCATGCTCGGCAAGGGCGGCAAGTGGGGCGGTCGCGGCCTCATGGGTGGTGCGGAGTTGGGGCTCGGCGCGATCACCGCTGCGGGCTCCTGGGCGTCCCTGCACTTCGCTGGCACGGCCAAGAACGGGGACAAGTCCTACGGGCCCCAGACGGGTGCTCCTGGCGCTGCTGGTGGCGGCATGGGCCTGCCTGGTGGCACCGACTTCCTGAGCGGCATGAACGACAAGCCGGTCGGCTGGAAGGAAGGGGCGGCTGACAACAACGGCAGGAACCCCTCGATCCAGGCTGGCTCCTCGGGCGGGGGCAACGCGGCATCGGTCATCAACATCGCCAAGCGCTACCTCGGTCAGCCGTACCACTACGGTGGCTCGAACCCGAAGTCGTCCTTCGACTGCTCGGGCCTGATGCAGTGGGCGTTCGGCCAGGCCGGGATCAAGTTGCCCCGTACGGCGAAGCAGCAGCAGCGCATGGGCAAGCCTGTCGCCAAGAACGCCGTGCGCCCTGGTGACCTCGTCTTCTGGGGCTCCTCGGCGCACCACGTGGCCATGGTCGTCGGCGATCACCAGATCATCGAGGCCCCGCACACGGGTGCCAACATCCGCATCCGCAAGTACTCCGACGGCGAGATCACGAACGCCCGTCGTCTGCTCGGCTCTGTCGGCAACGTCGGCGACCTGTCGAACTCCAGCACCGGCTCCAACGAGGCTGGCTCGCAGTCCGGTGGCGGGCCCGGCGGCGACAGCGGCAACCCCGGTGGTGGCGGGATGGGTCTGGGTGCCAGTGAGGCCGCGATCCTCGGTGCCATCCTCGGTGGCGGTGGCGGTGGCGGTGGCGGTGGTGGCGGTTCGGTCGGCGGCTCCTCGGGTGGCTCTGGCCCCACGGGCGGTGAGGGCCCGGCTGGCTTCTCCGTCAGCAGCGCCCCGGCCAGCATCAGCGGCAACGCGGCGCTCGGCAAGAAGTTGGCTGCGGGCCGTGGCTGGGGTGGCAAGCAGTGGGACGCGCTGTACGACCTGTGG